TTGATGTTCATGTTATGGAAAGTTTGGATCCTACTTCAGAATATTATTCGTTAGATAGTTTTGATGATAAGTCTGGACCAAACCAATGGTATGTTGATAGGGGCTTTTTGGTCTCTGACATCCGTAAATTAATACGTATGGTCCCTGATGAGACTGGTATCTTCCAACATGATGATCGAAAAGAATTTTCACCTGATAGATTTGATTCTGTTAATTTCGTTTTGACACATCCATTATCAGACTCTGATAGTATAAAAATTGCTGATAAAGAAGTTAAATCTTTGATAGAGGATATGAAAACAGGTAATTATACGCTTAGTAACAATGAAATTGATAGATTGCTTGGATTACTAGATAGTTATGTCAAATTAGAACGTCCTAAGACTTTACAAAGTTTATCTTCTGTGAAAAGAATTGTGCGCTCTATTCCTGGGTATTGTTGTGATTTTTTGTATGATGTATTTCACACATTTTTCTGGATGATTCAATATGCATTACTACTGTTATTTATGAGTACTACAAGATTATTGTCAGTTATTGAGTATACGATTCCTATTACTTTAGTCTTAATGTACTATATTTCTGTTGTATTTGGACTGTGGTTCTTTTTTATATCAGTATCGTGTTTGTGTATTTATCCACGCATTGCTAAGAAAATTATATACCAAGTCATTAAATCAAAATTTATGTTTGAGTATATGAAATGTAAAAATCTATTATACACACTTCGCGATAAGATAACTGGTTCTAAGCTTGCTGTTGGTGTCGATACATTGTTGGTATCCCGCCTAGCTAATAATTCTTTGTTTTGCGTTTGCAGCTTGTATGTAGCTTATAGAGTAGTTACTGTTGTTATGAAAGCTTTTAGGAAAATGGTTCCAGTTGAGACCAATGCTGCCTTTTCAAAATTCGATGGGTGTGAAACTATTGAATCTGATTCTGGGTGTGCGTTGCCCTATAAGCGTGTTAAGCCTAAAACAGATCCATGGTCGTGGAATGTTATGCATGAGATACATCCCAGTTATCCTTTTAAGAATGATTATAATGATTTTAAGCAGTTTGTTCAGAGAAATACTGATTATTGCTTTTTTGTCAGGGAGAATGGCGATCGAGTCTCAAGTCATTGTTTTGGTGTGAAAGGTAAGGTTGCTATGCTTAATACCCATTTTCATAAGGAAGCACGGGATAATGGGTACAAGATATATATAAGCATTACTCGTGATCCTACCCAGCCAACGCATACTATAAGTGTTGATGCTTTCTTAGACCTTGGTGAAGATATTACTCTAGTCCTATGTACTCGTTCATACAAAGATGTTTTGCCGCATTTTTCACATAAACGTATTTCCATGGGTGCTAGTTATATTGGAGATATTAAGACAGTAGCTCGTTTCGTTAATGAACATCTTAAAGTCGAATCTAGTACATGGAGTTGCTATTATGTATATGAAGGATACTGTGGTAATGGTTTATGTGGAAACGTTCTCTATGCACAGGTAGGCACTAGTTTTTGTATATTGGGTATGCATTGTGTTGGTGATGTTAATGGTAGTACTGGCTTCGCTATGCCTACTCTCCAAGGAAATATTAAAAGTGGTTATGATAGACTTATGAGCAAGTATAACCTTATGGATTTAAAATGCCAATCGAATGTGTCCCCTATTTTTAGTAAACTTAAACAGAGTATAAATAAGAAGTCCCCTTTTATGCATATTGCAATTCCTCACGTTGAATGGTATGGATCGATTGGTCCAGCTTTGGTCAATAGGAATTCGACTGTAGCTCCAAATATATTTTCTGATAGTGTTCCAGCAATTGAAGCTATAACAAATTGTAAACAAACCACTTATTACACAGCTCCAATGATGAAATCAGTTAATCGTGGTAATGGCTATATTTCCCCACAAAATAACGCTTTGAAGCATTTTTGTAAGGAAATCAGCATGGATAGAGTATCTGAAGCATCCCGGGCTTTTAATTATTTGCTCCCACTAATTCGGGAGCGGATAAAAAATGAGCATGGGGATTTAAAACTTTCGCCATATACTGTTGAAAATGCTATAAATGG